TAAGAATATGCCAGGAAAGACACTAGGACAGAGAAGACTTCAAACCCCACATAAAGGACTTCTACCTCTAAGAAAGTCACTTGACAGTTTAGTTGGTATTCTAAAACAACCCAATTATTATTTTATAGATAGTAATGGGGTTCCTTTTATATATCAAAAGACCTTAATGTTACCTTTGGAATATAGAAAAATAAGAAAATTTGAAAAAAAGACTATCGCCTCTATACTATGGATAGATGATTGGAGAGGTCCTTTTACTATACCTAGACCCCCCGCCCCTGAAATGTTATGGGCGGGGGTCTTACTTATGAAAGGATACCCTTGGATAATCTATGAATATTCAGAAACAAAAAAGAAACGTACTCGTAGGAAAGTATGAAAGCTGTACTAAGTAATAGAATTTATTTAGATGTAACTCCCGAAGTTCAAGAAGAACTAGATAAGGAGCTTACATATATAGTACCTCCAAAAAATCCAAAGGACCTGGTTCCTCAAGTAATAAAAAACATGGCTGTTATACGACAAGGCATCGTAACAATCCCTATAGGACGTATTGATTTGATACCTCATGGACATGAGATTATAGATAAAAGAGTACTAAAACCAGAGACATTTCCAGAGTTCAGATACGATCTAAGAAAGAGCCAACAAGAAGTACATAATACAGTAGAGGATAACTGTATAATAAATGCTTGGGTTAGCTGGGGTAAGACCTTTACTGCACTATCAATAGCAGGTAAATTAGGACAGAAAACATTAGTAGTTGTTCATACTATTCCACTAAGAAATCAGTGGGCAAAAGAAGTACAGAAAGTATTTGGGTTTAAACCTGGAATAATTGGTAGTGGACAGTTTGATATTGATAGTCCTATTGTGATAGGGAATACTCAAACTCTATATAGAAATATAGATAAAATCCGTAAAGAGTTTGGAACTGTAATCCTAGATGAGATGCATCACGTTAGTAGTCCTACTTTTTCCAGAGTTCTTGACACAAATTATTGTAGATATAAGATAGGTTTATCTGGTACTATAGAACGTAAAGACGGAAAACACGTTGTCTTTAGAGATTACTTCAGTCCTAATGTTCTTAAACCTCCTAAAGAAAATTTCATGGCTCCAGTAGTAAATATACTACATTCTGAAATAAGATTTCTAGATGGATCAAGAATACCATGGGCTAATAGAGTTACAAATCTAGCGAGTAATGAGGAGTATAGGCATACAGTAGCAATGTTAGCAGCTGCATATGCTCATAAAGGACATAAAGTTTTGGTAGTAAGTGATAGGGTGGCATTTTTAAAAAGATGTGCCGAACTTACAGGAGACAAAGCTATCTGCGTTACAGGTGAAATTCCACATGAAGAACGAGAAGAATTAATAGATGAACTACGAGTTGGAAACAAAAACGTATTATTCGGAACACAAGCAATTTTTTCAGAAGGAATATCTATAAATGTATTGAGTTGTTTAATCCTGGGTACACCCATTAACAATGACCCCCTACTTACCCAGCTAATAGGTCGAATTATTAGAAAAGAAAAGAACAAACTAACCCCTGTAAATATTGATATTCACCTTAAAGGGGATACCGCTAGAAGACAAGCGTCTAGTAGAGTTGGATACTACATGAAGCAGGGGTATCAAATAAAAGAGCTTTGAAAAATAGTTCTTGACATTAACCTTAAAGATTGATATAATATATGCTGTTGTATGATTGGCAAAAAATAAATAAAGTATCTAACGGTAACGTTGGAGAAATATTTTGTATATTTGAAATGCTGGTAAATAAATCTGTTCCCACACACAGGGGAGATAAAATTTACAGGTATAGTCAATTAGATTTTAATGGGTTAAGTTTTTTAGCACATCCTGACGTCTTATTATATAACGCATATAAACATTCCTATAAGGAAATAGCTGCATACTTAGCAACTGCATCATTTAGAAGTATATCTGATTATGCTACAACACAAACTACAACATTAGAATTATTGCATGTTCCATTTGCAGATTTTCTTGTTGAAAACATTCACACTAATAGTCTACTTCGTATAGATGAAAAAACGAATTTAGTTCATTTTCTATATGAAGAAGTCCCGAAGGAGAAACACTAATGGCTATATCATTTAACCAGCAAAAGGGCAAAGCCCAAAAAAACTCAATCGAAAGTTATACTTATCGAACTGGCGACAACAAAGTTCGCGTCGTAGGTGACATACTCGCCAGGTATGTTTATTGGATTGAGGGAAGTAATAAGAAAAACATTCCTTTTGAATGTCTTTCTTTCGATAGAAATATCGAACGATTTAATAACAAAGAAAAGGATTGGGTACGTGAGTACTATCCTGATCTCAAGAGTGGCTGGAGCTACGCTACACAATGCATCGACCCTACCGACGGTAAGGTTAAAGTTCTAAATCTAAAGAAAAAACTGTGGGAGCAAATTATGATTGCCGCAGAAGATTTAGGCGATCCTACTGATTATGAAGCAGGTTGGGATATCTGTTTTAAAAGAGTAAAAACTGGGCCTTTAGCTTATAATGTAGAGTACCAACTTCAAGTTCTAAAGTGTAAGGTACGAGCTTTAACTAAGGATGAGAAAGAATCCGTTGCCGAACTCAAGTCTATGGATGACGTTATGGCTAGACCAACTCCCGATGCTCAGAAAGAGCTTCTGGACAGCATCAGAAAAGCAGCATCTGTTCAAGAAATAGATGAAACTCTTGAAGACGAATTTGATGTGGCATGATTCTATTTACTGCCGACTGGCATTTAAAGTTAGGTCAGAAAAATGTTCCTAAAAAGTGGGCATTGAATCGGTACGAATTATTTTTTGAAGCAATAAGAGAACAAGAAAAAACGTGTAGGATGCACATCATAGGGGGCGACCTATTTGATAGGTTGCCCAATATGGAAGAGTTAGAATTATATTTTTCTTTTGTGTCTAAAGCTCAGCGACCCACCATAATTTATGATGGTAACCATGAAGCTACACGTAAAAATAAAACGTTCTTCACTCAGCTAAAAGATGTTACTAGTAGTATAAATCCAATGGTCAATATTATTGACACATCCTATGAGGATAAAGACTTGGGTTTTAGTGTCCTTCCATATGCGGATCTTCATAAAGATAATAGTATCGAAAAGTTAAATCCTGATTGGCCTTTATTTACTCATGTGAGGGGTGAGATACCTCCTCATGTGAAGCCTGAAGTTGATTTAAATAGATTTGATAAGTTTCCAATTGTATTTGCAGGAGACTTACATGCCCATAGTAATACGCAAAGAAACATCGTTTATCCTGGTAGCCCTTTGACTACCTCCTTTCATAGAACTGAAGTCTCAACGGGGTTTCTACTAATTGACGAGAATACTTGGGACTGGACGTGGGAAGAATTTCACCTCCCTCAGTTGATTAGAAAGACTGTAAAAAGTGCTGAAGAAATGATTCCTACAGAATATAATCACACTATCTATGAGATAGAGGGAGATATTCAACAACTGGCAGCAATTAAAAACACAGAGTTACTAGATAAAAAAGTAGTAAAACGAAACTCTGAAGCAGCTCTTTTAATAAGTAAAGAAATGACTTTAGAAGATGAATTGATTGAATACTTGAAATATATACTAGAAATAGACCCTAACAACGTAACTGAAATCATAGGAACATTTAATGATTACTCTCAAAAGGCTCAAATGGAATAATTGTTTTAGCTACGGTGATAATAATGAACTTGATTTAGATAGTAGTAATGTTACACAAATAATTGGTAAGAATGGGATGGGCAAGTCTTCCATCCCATTAATCATTGAAGAAGTATTATACAATAAAAACTCTAAAGGAATTAAAAAGGCAGATATTCCTAATAGATATATCAATAATGGGTATGATATTTATCTATCCTTTACTAAAGAAGATACTTTATACGAAATAGTTGTAAATAGAAAAGCAAGTATAAAAGTAAAACTGTTAAAAGATGGAGAAGACATCTCCAGTCATACCGCTACTAATACCTACAAAACACTTCAAGAAGTTCTGGGTATAGATTTCAAAACATTTAGTCAATTAGTTTATCAGAACACTAATAGTAGTTTGCAATTTTTAACTGCTACGGATACGAATAGGAAGAAGTTCCTAATTGATTTACTACACTTGGAGGAGTATGTAGTGTTGTTCGAGGTTTTTAAAGAAGCCTCTAGACACGCAAATGCTAAGATCACTGAGATAAATGCGGCCATAGCAACAATAGAAAAGTGGCTACATGACAATAAATTGGAGAGTACTACCATACTTCCAATGTTAAATTTAGAAATTGACACGGCTCAAGATGAAGAGGCATTAAGGTCTTTATTATTAGAATTAGAAAATATCTCGCAGAAAAACAAAAAAATAAAAAATAATAATAGTTATAAAGACTTATTTAAACAGATAAATATTAGTAAAGCCCATATGATAAAAGCCAATAAGATGCTGTCATATGATGATTTACAAACTGAAGAAGGTAGTATAAAAGCTTCTATAGTTAATGCTAATAAATTATTAGAAAAACTATTAAAGCTAGGAGATAAGTGTCCTACTTGTGAGCAGACAGTAGATAAAAGATTTAAAAAAGATTTAATACAAGCCGAATTAGATAATATAGAGGAATCAACACATGGGGCTAGCGACATATCCAGAGAGATCGAAAAAATCAAAGCTAACAATACTGAGTACCAAACTAAAATCAGTATTCAAAAAGATTGGGAAGATTTGTATAGTCGTATTGACCATGCTTTATCAAGTAAGCAAGTGGACGGTAATGAGCTTAATAGCAGCATTGCAAGAGTTCGTGAGAGAATTTATACAGCAAGAGAAAAGCTGGGAGAAATCGCAAAAGAAAACGAAAAGCGCACGAAAAATAACACAAGGATCCAAATCATACAAGAACAAACAGAAGCCTTCAAAAAACAACTCAACGAAGCCGAAAGTAAAGTTGAAAGGCACAATAAAGTCTTCATAAATTTAGAGATACTTAAAAAAGCCTTCAGTACAAACGGTCTACTAGCGTATAAAATAGAGAACTTAGTTAAAGAATTAGAAGAATTAGTCAATACTTATTTAGCTGAATTTTCTGATGGTAGATTTACGCTTGAATTTGTAGTTCTAAATGACAAACTAAATGTACAAATAACAGATAATGCAAAGATAGTAGATATTCTAGCATTATCATCAGGAGAATTAGCTAGAGTAAATACTGCGACATTAATAGCCATTCGCAAATTAAT